CTGTTATTTCTCTAAAATCAGGTATTTCGCCTCCTGATTTCAGTTCATCTGTCACGATTATTCCTAAATAAATCTTAGCTACCTTTTGAATGGTGTTAAAATTAACACCAGGCATAAGATCCGAGTTAATGGAACCCACCACATCATCACCCAGACTTACCATAGTAAATGCCTCATCACAAGGATTCTCAGGTAAAGCCTTAAGTAAATTAGGATCTATACCTAGAAACAATAACCAGGCAAATATACAACATATGTACATATAAACCTCATTGACAAGAGAGTTTAAAATGGCAGTCAAAAAATTACCAGATGTATTTCCTTGTCCCCATTCATAGACAACCAACTTGCCGTCCTTCATAACGACATGGACACTATTTATAACATCTTCTAACAAAGCTTCCCTAGCTTTCTCTTCAACAGAGCCTGCATCACCATAATACATTGTCATCAAAACTAAAATACATGACATAATAAGTCTCAACTGATATTTATCAAACTTAGAATGATCTAGGAAAACACATTTAGTTGAATTAGAAGTAACCTTATGAGCTATGGCATCCCAATCGGTTGAATATGGATTCACTCCAATAGCAATTCCATTACGAATACGATTTTCATAGATCCAACCAGCAAAAGCACCACAATACTTCTTACAAAGAAGAAGATACACAAAGTCATAGATACAAAATAATCTACCTTTTCCTTGTAGGATCTTTTCTTTAGCTAACAACTCATCCTTAATGCTATCTATAACAAGTGAACAAACACGTTCACCTTTACATATCTTAGCATCATAATGATCAAAAAGCCGCTTGATAACCCTATAAATCTCAGGTTTTAGTTTATCACCATCAAGCATCCAAGCTTTCGTCTTCCAATCAGTTTTAAAATAATCCTTCATCAGCCTTAAATAAAATCCACAAGAACTCTGCCAATTAACACTATTAAGATTATATGCTGCATCTCCATACAAACATTGATCAAAAGACAAAGTGTTTCTATAAACAGGTTTACTGGAATCTGTCATTACTCTTGCCATAGCTTGATGCATTATAGCAGTTACAACAGGCCCATTTAAAAAGGCTGTGTTTGCACCACATAACTCTCTAGCATCATCCATAACATTAACATATTTACCATCTACAGTCTTAACAACTCCTCTCCTAGTGGGGTATCTAGTTCTAGGAACTACACCATAACAAGGAGATCTTTTAATATCGGTCTTAGAAGGTTCATAAAACGAATGCTCCATAGAGGCTATTGACTCATGATTAGCATCAAGCTTCAAACGCTCAAACTCAAACGTTAAAGTGTCCATATCTCCGACACCATCAGGAGTTAAACCTAACTCTTCACTGATAATATCTTTATAAACCTTAACATTCTCATTGAGTGATTCTATAACTGGTTTGAGATGAGTCTTATCTAAAACATAAGTCCATTCCTCAAACATCTCTCTAAAAATAGGAACACCATTAGGAACATGATTATATAAAGATGTATGTAAATAGGCTAACCAAGGTTGAGAAGCTTGTTTAAATCCCATATTTACACAAAAATTCTTCCTAACATCGGTAACAAAACCAGGACTGGTACAATAACCAGACTTAGTCACAAAAGTATCATCCTTACCTTTAACTTCAAAACTACGATAACCATAGTCTCCTACATGAGCTCTTTGCTCAGAAATCATATCCAGAACATCCGCACTATAATAAGTTTCAGAAAAGTTTAAAACCACATCTACCCTTTTCTCTCTACCAACCATCTCTAAAGAAGAAGTGGTTGGACGTTCAATAAAAACCCCTTCTATATTTTTCTGTTCCTGTAAATAATCCATACAGTTAAGAGGAGGAATCATATGGTAAATATTTGGTCTATTTCTAATATGTTTAAACTTTATAACACAAAGATCCCGTTTAACTAAATACTCATTAGTCTCAAAAACTACATCTTCGATAGCGACCCTTTCGGTGCACTTTTCTAATGCTCTACCAGAAAACGGTATCAAAGAAATCTCCATACGACAATCAGTCTTATCTTTCATCCATTCAAGTATTTGTAAAATACCCTTCTTGGCATGATCAACAATAACACCTACCTTTCCTCCTAAAAAGAAAACATTGCAAGGATGTCTAACATATTGTTTCATAACACCATCTACTGGTTTATGAATAGTAACATATAAACCTGCAAAATTATCCATATGGGCATCAATAGTTTTATTAACATTCTCAGTCGTAGTCCAATTAGCCTCAGGTATAGTATTTAAAGACTTAACTTTTATCTTTTCTTCTTGCTTCTTCTTAGCTCTTTTGGCAGCATTATTCTGTGCCCACCAATCCAAAAAGACAAGAGGTAACAAAATACCACTAGTCAAAAGAAATCCTTCCACGAAACCATTGAGAATAGATAAAAATTCCCTAGAAAATAACATATCCTTCAGAC